CCATCAAGAGCGAATACGGAACGCAAGGATTTGTCCGCGACCTTCGCCCGATCCATGACCAAATCAAAGGCAAGTTCGGAGGCCGTATCAAGCAAGGCCGCCGCCCGGTCACCGCGAAGCTTCTGGTGCAGGACAAAGCCGAATTGGATGAGTACATCCTGCGCCGCCAGCAGATGGTCGGCGCGGTCAAGTCCGGCTGGGCTAAGGCCCTCTCCAGCTTGGCTAGGCCGAAGGACATGAACGGCCAGCAGGGCGAACCCGGTGCCGAGCTGCGGAAGGCCTCATGGGTCACCTTGCATTCTGGAGTCCCTGGGACTAACATCTCGACGTTCACCGACAAGGTGGCCGAAGTCTCCGTGACGAACACCCTAGGCAACATCAACGGCATCGCCGACGAAGCGGGAGTCCTCGGCCTGGTCTACGGCAACCGCGTGAAGCAGATGCCTGCCATGATCCGTTACCGCATGCGCAAGCCCGTGAACAAGTTTAACAAGAAATAACCATGTCCAACTCCATCCGCCACGTCGTCGAGTCGACCCTCGCGACCTATCTCTCTACGCAGACCGGCCTTGCAGGCGTCCAGATCCTGACGGGCGACAGCGCCGTGACGCAGACCCTGCCCAAGGCGGTTGTCCTCTGCGACTCTGCCCGGGCCCCTGGCGACCTCCCCGAGGGCCTAGGCAATTACGAATGCTCCGTCCGAATCACCCTGTTCTCGAACGCCGACGACACGACGCTGGCCGTACACCGCGAGCGCTGCGCTGCCCTGTCGGACTGCATGAAGAGTCTCGACCTTATCCAGGCTGCCTTCTCGGCCACGAGCGGCGCGGCCCTGTGTTACGACGTGACCTATCGCTCCGAGGACGAGGGCATCGACGAACGCTCCTGGGCGACCTCTTTCGCCTTCGACGTGCTCACTTGCCTCGACCCCGAGTAGGTTGCCAATTAGGGCAGGAGTAAGATGAGCGAAGTAAACAAAGGCGTGGTCTGCTTGTATGGAATTGGCGCCGGCCAACAGGCCTCGCTTTTCGTGCAAAGTTACACGGTCACCTCTGGATTCAACAACACCGGCACGGTGGTCAACGAGTCCGGCCTGACGGTGACGGCTCGTTACGACGACCGCCGCTCCGAGATCACCATCGAAGGGGTCGCCAAGCTCACGTCCGTCCCGCAGCTGGGCGCCACTCTTTCCTTCACCGCGAAGACCGCCTCGGCTTACCCGGGCGGCTCGGCTTCGGTCTCCTTCTCCGGCGTCATCACGAAGGTCGACGACCGCGGCAGCTCGAAGGGTTTCGTTTCGGTCAGCATCACTGCTGAGTCGTACGAAGAGATCACCTACTAATTGACACCCCCGCAAGGGGAGTAGTCTGGAGGGAGTGGATAGGCGCTTCCTCAATAGCCAGGTCGACCCTGCTCCGTTTACCTTACTGGGCAGAACCCTTTACCCTTGGTGCCTCAAGTACCGCGTGCGCCTGCATGCGTTCGACTCTCCCCTGGTCACCGGGGAACGCGGCGTCACGCCAGCCGACCTCCTCTTCGCCTGTCAGGTATGCGCCGAGGAACCGCTGGGCAAGGTCGGCATCATCGACCGCCTCCGCCTATCCAGGCTCAATGAAAATCCTGCAAGGTTTGAACTGCTACTGAAGGCCTTCGGAGGATATATCCTGGTCGCCGACTGGCCGAAGTTCTGGGAACAGGATCAGAAGAAGAGCGGTGGAAGCAAGGGCATGCCTTGGCCGATGAGCGTCGTCGCGAACCTAGTGGCGAACGGCGTGCCTTATAAGCAGGCCTGGGAAATGCCGGAGTGTCAGGCCATCTGGCTTAACGCGGCCTTTGCGATGCGCAAGGGCGTGGACGTGGCGATCATGTCGCCCGAGGAAGAGGCCTACATCGAAGAGCAGCTGAAGGCCGGCGAAGGGGAAGCCCCCGTTGCCAATCCCGCAGGGTAAAGAGCCTATGGCCCAAGACCTTACCGTAAACATCAAGACGACATCCGACGTCCCGCAGGCGATGGAGAAGTCGAAGACCGCCGTCGTCTCTTTCTCCAAGCAGGTCGAAGACATCCAGAAGAAGTTCTCGACTGCGTTCAAGGACATCTTCCTCGGCTTCACCGCCCCGATGGTTCTCCTTCAGGGCACGATCAGCATCATCTCCAACGCCATCTCCAAGGCCAAGCAGGACGCAAAGGAAGGCCTAGACCTGATCGCCAAGGGCGAAACCGTCTTTGCTTCCTCTGAAGAGAAGCGCATGGCGATTCTGTTTAAGGCAAAGAAGCAACGCGAAGAGGAGCTCGCATTAATCAAGGCTGGAAAAGAAGAGATGACCCGTAAGTTTTTGACCGAAACGGAGTCAGGGAAAAGCATCGTTTCAAAAGAAATGTCCGGGGCTGTCGCTATGCAGAGGCCCATCCCAAGCGTAGACCAACTTTCAAAGCGTTCAGATATCCAGGGCGAGGCTGTCCGTCGATTCCTTGAATCTCCAGAAGGAGCACAATACGCCAAGATCCTCGCAGAGCAGGAAGCAAAAGACACGGCTTCCGAGATGAAGGCCGGCACGTTCAAAGGCCCTGAGGGCTTCGGCACGGTGGTCGGCGTGGGCGCGAACCCGGTCATGGAAAAGATGACCCGCCAGAACGAGATCCTCGAGGAAATTAAGATCATCCTCCAGGAGCAGAGCCTCATCAATAGGGGCGGCATGGTTCCCTCTCCGTTCACTGAGGCGGTACCTCTCACCCTCCAGAAAATCGGCGCCCTCTAATCTACCATGAGCATCGTCAATACGGGCAACTCTCTCGCCGGGCAATTTATCCAGCCGGGTCTCACCGTCATGTCTGACGGATTCGGACTGGTCACCGCGTCGGCGACTTACAAATGCGACTGGTCGGCCTCCGTTCCCACGACCATGCGCGGGACTCCCCTGGACTTCGGTGGCCTGACTTACCTCAAGGCGCACAAGTCGAGCATCAGTTACGACAACCTCCAGTACAAGACGGTGAAGGTGGACTACGTCGGCATCGACCCGACCGTGAACAGCGGCGCATGGACTAACGCGAACACCTCCGCGGCCAATGGCCTGACGGCTGAGAACATCACGACCCACCCTAACTTTTTCGAGTCTGAAGCTGGCTTCACTCCCGGGCCCCTCGCCGGCCTGCCCGCGGACTTCGGCGGGGCTTACGACGACTCTACGCTCGGGCCTCCCGTCACTGTCATCAGCGAGGCCCCTGGCATTAACTTCGGGAAGCCCGTGGTCGTGCCCTCCTCCGAAGGTTACAACGGCGCATGCTTCGAGACGGGTATGGGCGGCCGCTTCATCGGCTTCGTCGACCCGGACGTCCCTGAGCTCTTCGGCAAGACCCAGTACCTTGCTCCGACCTCGACCTTTTCTGGCGTTATCTACGTCAACAACCAGCAGTCGGCGCGGATCCTCGTGGACTATATCGGCTTTTCCAACGCCGGCACGACATGGGGGGCTTTCCAGCTCTTGCCAGGATGGGCTGACACTGGCACGGGCAAGTATGGCAAAGTCAATCTGCTGTCCCAAGTGAACGTCGAAGAGTACGGCCTGCTATTCAAAGTCATGTACGAAATCCGCTACTCGCGAGAAGGCTGGCCTCCCGACGTCTACCGAAGCGTATAACGATGAGCATCCAACCTGGCGTCGGCTACACTTTCACTTCCTCCAGCCAAGGGACGAACCTCAACATCGAGAAGCCCTGGGCGCCGTGGACGACCTACGGGACGGAAGACCCAGGCCATCCCTTCAAGATTATAAACACCCAGATCGTCACGTCTGGCGGTTCGACCTATGTAAGTTTCCAGGTTCAATCTGGAACCATCAACAATCTCGTTCCCTTGCTGTTTGATTTGGCCTCAGGGACAGGCATCAAGTTAGACCGAACAACCGGAGGAGTGCCTAACCCCCCGAACTGTCAGTTGTATTCTGGCAACTTTGACGCCACGACGAAGACGTCATACATTGAATTACGAGCAGGCGCGAAGACATCGGCACCTTTCACGTACCCGGACCCTGATGTGTCGAGCAATCAATACCCCATTATCGACGGAGGCAACACTGCACCTGCCACCCCTGAC